ATTATCAGCTGCTTGTTGAGTAAGCATTGCAGACGCTCTAACTTGATTAGGATCAAATACTGTTTCATATACATTTTTAAATGCTTGAGATGCTGATACCCATGCCTCTTCATCTAATACTTGATTACCACTTATAATATTGTCTATATGATTTAACATACCAGTAGTATTTACTGTATTTATTTTATCTATAAATGTAGTTAGTTCATTATATTTTGTTTCATCATTAACTATTTCTATTAAATTACCTACAGATGTATTATTTTTAAAATACTCTTTATTATTTTCTATAGTAGTTAATAAAGCATCACGATTAGATAAATTTGCAACCATGTTCTTTTTTGCATTTAATCTAATATCATCATTATTGTCTTTTTGTTTTCCTATAATAACATTATTAGCTTGACGAGCTATTTGATTTATTTGAGCATTTATAAGATTGTTAATTTGTAAATTAGTTTTATTATCATTGCCTGTATTAGCAAATTTTTGTAAATTTTTTTCTGTAGTTTCTTTTAATGCTTTAATATCTGCTGGTGTTGCTGTATCTAATATATCTGCTAAACCATCAGTAAATTTTCTTGCTTCTAATAATATAGCTGAACTTGTTTGTAAATAACTTAAATCATTTTTTGATCTATTATTTTGTATAGTAGTTAATTTAGTTATAATTTTATCTTTTGCTGGAGCACTATTGTGTATATCTTTTAAATCTATTGTTGTGCCATCTATATCTATAGAATCTTGAAATGTATTTATAGCATCACTTATTCTTGTAATATCATCTGTAGTCAATATATAATTATTATCTTTATCTTTAGAAGCTAATAAAATACTTAACTCTTGCCACTTTCCTATAGCTATCATTTCATTTTTTAATGCATCTGTAGTTTCTTTAGTTATAAGTCCAGGATTTAGTTGTGCTAAAGTTTCATTTAATTTTAATACTGCTCTTGTACCTTCTTCAAATTCTTTACCTTTTAAATTATATAATTCTGACATTGTCTTTTTTAAAGATTCGGCTGTGCCATTTATAGTATTTAATCTTGCTCTATTAGCATTTTCTTTAATATCTGTTTGAACAACAGAATTTGTTTTTTTACTTACTATAGTATCAAATTGATTTAAAAACTCAGATGATACTTGTGAACGCATTGGTCCTAACTCTGAATCTAAAAGACTAATTAAATTATCAGTATTAGTTCTTAAGATTGGATCGTTAAAATATTTATTTTTTACTGATGTAACTTTTTCTTCTATACTGTTATCTAAAGCATTTACATAATTTATTTTAACAGCATCATTGTATGCTTGATTATAAATAGTGCCACCTAAATCAGTAGGTTCAAACTCAGGTACTCCATCAACCATTTTCATAACAGCTTTAGAAGCATCTTCTTTACCTTTTTTTTGTGCTTCTATTTTTGACATATTAAAAAGTGTATTACTTATTTGTGTAGCTGATTGACTTACACTTTCTGCTAATTTATTAGCACCTATAGGATTTGGTACATTAATAGTAAAGTTTGTATTGGTAGGTGTTTTTACACCTACTCTACCTATATCTTTATATTTTCTAACCATTACTTTATGTTCCTTGTTGCATATGAATAATTAGGTGAACTAGCTGAATATGATGTTGGAGTTGTAGATATTGATGGTCTTGATGTAGGTACTTTAGTTAATCTATAATTAGAATACCCACTTGTTGCTTGTGCAAAAGCACTTACATAAGCACCAGCCATTACACCACTAGCAACACTTGGCATACCTTTTTGCACGTTTAAAACTCCTATTTGTCTATCTATTCTTTGGTTTGCCACTGCTACATTAAATCTATTTGTAGCTACATCTGCACCAAATAAATCTTCTGATGTACTTCCAATATTACTTTTACTTGTACTTTCTAATCCTCTATTAAATGCAGTTATTGCAGATAAATCTGCTTCTAATATTCTTCTTCTTTCTCTTTCTTCTTCTTTAGCTTTTATTTCATTTAATTTTTTATTTTCTTCTAATTCTGTAATTTGTGCTTCAGCTTGAAAACGAGCTACAGCTTCTTGGTTTTCAATATTTCTTTGCTGTATTCTGCCTTGTTGTACAGTAGCACCTGCAGATATAAGAGCGGCGGCAAAAGCTGCTTCTGGTGTACACATTATACTTGATACTCCATTATTAATCCTGTTACCTTTAATGGTAAAGGATCGCTTTGTGTTAAAGTTATAGTAGCATCTTTATTATAACCCAAAATATAAAAATCTCTTTTACCTGTAATAGCTGTAGGAGCATTTGATAAATCATCCGTTACCTGTCTTAGTATTAGTTTATTACCTGATACTGTAGTAGCTAATGCACTATTTAATCCTAGTACAACCTTACTAATTCTTTTAGGTTTTCCTTGTAAACTACCACTTGGTAATACTGTTTCTACTGGCATAGTTTCTACATTAACTTCATAATCAAAACCAACAGTTATTGTTGTAGTATCAAAACCTGTTGATAATGTTAACTGTCCTCCTGATGTTACAGCAAATTCACCCATATAAAAATTACCACTTCTTACTTGTACTGTTTTACTAGCATAGTTTGATAATCCAGTAAATACTGTACCTGCACTACCTATAGTAAATGTTGACGAATGATCTAGAGTATTAGCTTCTAAACCCATTTCTTCTATATAATATGCACTATTTCTAAACACAGTAAAGAATAATCGAGAGCCTACTGCTTCTATACTTTTAAATGTTGCACCAGTTGTTGTTTTCCATTCAGTCCATCCAGCTAATTTTTCTGCTCTTACTGCATGAAACACACCAGCAGAACCATCACTATTTATAAATATTGCATATGACTCTGGTCTTTCAGATGTGCCTTGCAATACAGTCATATCTACTGGTGTTTGTATAAGATGACTGGCTAACACACTTATATTGGTAGCTGAATATGATAGTTCTAAATCTGTAAATAATAATTCTCTTACTGCTCTACCATGTTTTTGTACAAACATAGCACCACCTTCTAAAGTTTTTACATTTACAAAACTACTGCCATGTGTTGTTTGTCTTCTTGCTGTAAAGTTAGATGGTGTTAATACTGATTGATCTCCTTGTGGACAGAAAAATTCACCATTAGCTGTAAATATTAACAAGTGTCTATTAGATAATAAATGTCTTATATCTGCTACTTGTGATGCTCCGATAGAAGATTGTATGCTGTCTGAATCATTGCCTTCACCTAAATCAAAATTAAAATATTCATCTACTTTAGAAGCCCATACCCAATCTGGTAAACTAGATGAACCACCAAACCACAATCTACCATCATGAAATGTTGCACTTGCTGGATAACCCCTAATTGCACTAAATGTTTGTTCTTGCCATTTTGTATTTGCTTGATTTGCACTTGTAATAAAAACTGCAGATCCTCCACCAGCCGCAGTATTAGAAGCATTTGTACTTCCACCAGCTGTAAATGTATAAGTATCTTCATTTAAAACTGTAATTGTTTTTGATCCATTTATATCAGTTGCATTTATTCCTTCTATACTGTTTGCACCACTAATTGTAATACTTGCACTATTAGTTAAACCATGTAACGGATCATTTACAGTTATTACTTTTGTACCTTTTTCTGTAGTAAATGGATCGTTAATTAATTTTTTTCTTAGTGTACCTTGTATTGTAGCTGTTACTTGTGTTGCACTTGTAAAACCAGTTATTTTTAATGTTGTATCTTCTATCTTTAAACAAACATTTACATATGAAGCACTAAAATGATCTGCACTTGTAGTAAGAGTTACAGAACCAGTTGTACCACTAGCTGATATAGTTGTACTTGGATCTGCAAACTTATAATAAGGTTGATAAACATTTGCTGTATCTGTATCAAATGCATAATTACTTTTTGTAAATGTAGTTAATCCAGTTCTAAATAGTTTTTGTGTTACCATTGTAGGATGTGTAATAATCATGGTATCACCAGCTTGTGTAAATTGCATTTCAAATAAAATACTTGTAGTCCAAGCACATCCAGTAATAGATTGTACTAACGCATCTGTTTCTAAATAGTATATATCTACTCTTTCATTACCAAATGCTAATATATATTGTTCATTATCATCAAAATCAAAACCAACAAGTCTAGCATTACCTGATAAACTTGCATATAATTTTGTACCATTACGTCTTTTGAATCCTCCTTGAGAAAACAAACTTACATTTTGCATTTGTCTTGCTCCATTTGCATATGCATTTACATCACTACGCATATCCATAAGTGGATCAAGTTCTCCTGCTTGAAATGTTGTTTTAAGTTGTCTTAATAATGATCTTGTTTTTGCCACATTTACTCCACAGTTCCTTCTATACCAGAAGTACCAGATGAGTTTCTTGTATTGGCAAATCTTGTTACTCTTAATCTACTTGATGTTCTTTGTTGTGCATCAAGATTCTTTGCTATTGCTAATTGTCTTTGTGCTTTTAACTCTAATGAATCAGACAATGCATTATTCTGTGCAACAGCATAACCAAATATAGAAGCTAATGATAGTTCTAATAGAAATATAAAATATGGTGGAAAAAATTGTTCTGGGTTTGATGATGTTTCATCATAAAATGTATAATCTGCAAACACTTTATCTGTTGATGTTGCATCATTGTAAACCATATCTCCATATCTTTCAAATTTTATAGACATATCGTTTACAAATATTCCATGTAGTCCTACTAAATCACTTGGTAATTGGTATGCACTATCCCATTTATGGTCTGGTACATCTGTTAATCTTGATAATTGTCCTTGTTTACTAGCAAATCTCCAGCGATAGCTAGATAGCATATTCTTTACTGTGTCTAAATATAAGTTACTTGCTACTGTAGATTCTGTAGTGCCATCTGAAAAAGAAGTAATAGGATTTGCTCCTATCATTACTAATGCTCTTGCACATATATCTATCTTTGTAGTAGCCATATAATATTGGGGGAGTTACCTCCCCCATACTCCGTTAAGCAAGTAATGCTACTGTTACTGTAGTTGCACCAGTTGCAGATGTTACAGTTGCCATATCAATCGTTGGGGGTGAACCTCCAGTTGATCCTACGATAACTATTACATCAAATTGTTTTAATTCATTAGTTACATTATTAAAGTAACCAGAATTGTCAATGTCTGCTATTGCATCTGTAGATTTATATATCCACATTCCAGGATTAGCACCACCAACCTTAAATAAATTTGTTGCATCTAAAGCCATTTGTACCTCCTATTCAGTTATTTGCACTTCAAAGACTGCGTTATCGTCAATTAAGACAACACCCAAACTCATATATGCTGTTATTAAATTAGACACTCTTTCTGGTATGTAATTGATTTCTGTTGTTACATCAGCACCCATTGCCACACCTAAACCAGTTCTATGATATGCGAAACATTGTCTTCTACCACCTGTTTCTGGTAGTCCACTATGTACCATCCACATAAAACCAAGCCATCTTTTAGCAACCATACCACCTTTGTATGGAAGCTCATCTGGTCCAATGAAGTCTGCATCAGCAAACGCATTGATACCTAGTAAGTCTATCCAACCATCAGGTGATACTACAAAGTATCTGTCGCCATCATCAGGTATATCACCTTCACCCATTGATCCAAATACACCATTTATCTTAGCTAGTGTTAAACCATCTGAGTCCGAGTTACCTGATAAGTTTGATGTTCCGTCAAGAGCAGTTGTAATTAGTTCGTCAGTTTTTCTTCCTAACGCACCAGCACTACTTTGTGCAACAACCATTCTTTCATCAATATTAGTTTTAAGTTCATCTAATCTGTCCACATAATCTGCACTATAGTAGTCGCTTAGTGTTACAGTTACGTTTGTATGATCGATATTCATAATTGGTACTTGTCCATGTCTTGATTTTTGAACAGCAGTACCTTTGCCTACTTTTTGAAAAACTGTTTGATTACCATTTACATTAGGTTTTTGCCTAATAGTATCTTTTAGTTTAGAGCCCATTCGCTGATAAGCCATATGGACATCACTCTCAAACTGTTTAATAAAAGCAGTAGAAATTGATATAGCCAATTTTCTCTCCTTAATAAGTTAATAAAAAACAACAATGAGATTGTCGAGCCTACCTTCTGTTTAGTTATCCTGCTGGGCTAAACTCCAATAATTTCGGTCTACACTTTACATATACTGAAATTTATCTAGTTTTGCAACGAGAAAATTTTATAAACTCTAAATTTTTTTTATACTCTGATACTTTATCAAACTCACAATCAAGATATTCAAGGAGTCTTATTGCTTTAAAATTGTCTTTCCATACATAATTATATAAATAATTGTATGGTTTATGCAAAACATCTACCCAAGCTTTGCTCATAAATGCTAATTTTTTTGGGTAAAGATATGCTTGGTCTGTTGCTAACATCCAGAGTCTTGCAACTCCTACTCCTTCTCCTACTGTACCTCCCATAAGAACTGGATTCTTACCATAGAATAATGTAAATGTTTGTGCATCTTCGTGAGTAACTGAATATACTAAAGCATCATAAGGTTTATGACCTAAAGCCATAACTTCTTTTACATCTTGCTCTCGCATATGATCAGCAATAAACCTAGCATCTGATAGTTTTGCAGGTTTTACCCAAGCTAAATCATCTATATAATTTTTCAAAAGCTTCGTTGATTTGTTTTACATAGTTTTCATCTCTATGCGTAGGATGCCAATACTTTGTATCTTTCATCATAGCTTCTAAATCTTGTCTTGTTTTGCCTTGAGTAAGTGTAGATTCTCCTACAGATGATACATTAGTTTGTGCCATTGCCATAACTTTTTCTATAGCTGTTACTCCTTCAGCTGTACTGCACATACCAGCAATCACATTTCTTTCTGCATCATTAAAATTTTTATTAGCCCATAAACTAACTGCTTCTAATCTTTGGTTAGCATTTTCACCAAGTTTTGCTTTTTCTGATTTTTCATCTAGTGTAGGTTGCGTGGTTATAAATAATTCAATTCCTTTATCAAAAGCTTCTTGTCCTAATTTATTTTCATGGCAGTATTTTTTCCAACCATCCATCAAAGGTGTATCTGTATTATATGTATCAGGAATTTCAGGTAAAACATATTTATTTGGTTCTTCTGGTAAACCTTTTAATTGCTCTTGTTCTAACTGTGTTTTTATTTCAGCAGTAAGTTCTTCTTTTTTTTTGCCAATATAAGTTTCTGCTTCTGTATATGATTTAGCTAATCCTTCATAATCAGGATTGCCATCTTTAAAAAATTTTTCTGGTAGCCATTCTGGTCTTTCAGCTACTTCTCCTACTTCATTTTTTTCTTCTTGTTCTGTATTAATTAGACTTTCTTGCTCTTGCATTTTCGCCCTCCTTTATGCGTTGTTCAATAATACCGACTAAAAATCTCATTCCTTCTCTTGCTCTTAGTTCTTCATTAGTTATATTAAAACCAGCAACAGTTTCAATAGTAATTCCTCTTAAATATTTTAATACTTCACCACCTGCATCTGTTTTAAAACAGTTAAGAAATGTATCATTAATTTTTATTTCTGCTTCTCTTGTTCTTTGAAAGCCATCTATACTAACCTGTAGGGGTTTCTTGTCCTTCATCTGCTGGTGCTTCTCCTTGTTGCAAACCTTGTTGCATTTGTTGTTGTTGTTGTACTGCAGTAGTTATTTCTGCAATTGCTTGATTCATTTGTTCTTTGCTACGAATTAATCGAGCTGGTATGCCAAATTTTTCTGCTAAGAATTTAGTAGCTTCATTATTATCAACTAATATATTAACTAACTGTGGTCCAAATCTAGCACCAATTAATTCTAAAAATCTGTTAAATCCTGATATATCTTGATTAGCTTGTGCTTGTGCTAGTGGAGATGTAGATAAAACTTTTATTTCCCTACCATTTACTGTAGGTATATCTATTCTTCCTTGTTTTTTTAATATATGTATTACTCTTTGTAATAATGGTGTTACCATTTCTGCTTGTAATCTACCAAATGATGAGCCAATCTGTCTTGATAAATCTGCCATACGTTCTGCTACTTCAGTTGCAGACATAGGTGTTGTATTTGGATCGCCAAGCATTTCATTATACAATGCACGTTTAATATTTGTACGCATATCTTTTAACACCAAATCAGCAACATCAAATCTTCCTGCTGGTGTAATAGGTTCAAGTCCTCTTGATGATGGACTTCTTGGAATAATAGTTCCGGGAAGAAGCTGTATTGTATCTACATTTATTATGCCATCATCTTCTATTTGATACATACCTGATATAGACATCTGTGCATTTTCAAGAATCATTTCTATTACTAGGTTACAAGTTTTTATTGCAGGCATAGAATTAAGTAGTGGTCCACGACCATATACTTCACCAGCAGCTTTGCTCCAACGAAATACTACATAAGGATTTGAACCTTCCCCTACAAACTTTTTTTGTTCGTATATATGTTGTGGATTAGTACCAAATACAGTCATATCATATTGTTCTACATTAGGTACTGTATAGTTTCTTGAAACACATTCTATTATTTGCACAAATAAATCATTGCCATTATCTAATTGTCTTTGTATTTCTGCAGGTAATACTGCTTTTGGATATATTAGTTTTATATTAGATGCTTTAATTTTTCTAGTTCTGTATGTTGTATCAATAACATCATTCGGTCCAGTATCTAATGTAAGTCTTGATAAAGGTACTGCTGTAAATCTAATAGGTCTAATTGCATCTCCTTCTTCTATAAGCAACGCACCTGTTCCTACTGCAAGATCTAAAAAGCTTTCATGTACTTCTTGTGCAAAATTACTGTTTTGTAACATCTCAAATATATAATTTGTTACTTCATCAAGGTCAGCATTTGTATCTTTTCTTTGTTCTTGTGGTACTTCTGAACCTGATATCAATTCAGCCCATCTAGCAAAATTAGGAACAATACCAGCTTGTAATCTACTAGCAAACTCTTGTACTCCAACAACAGCAGTCTCATCAAAAATTTTATCTGTTTTACTTTGCCCTGCTGATGTAGGATAAAAACTTTCACGAGCAGGCATAGAATACTCATAACATTCTTCAAATGTTGGTCGCCATAATTCTTTAATGCTTTCTGCTCTTTTATATCTAGCTAACATAGTATCTAGGTTAGACATATCTTTAAGTATAGGTTGAGGAATTAATGCTACCATATTAACCTAATCTTGAGTCAGATGATGAATTAGATAAATACCCACCACTTGTTGAAGATAATAAACTTCTTCTTCCAAGTCCTGCTTGTAATTGTTTCTTTCTAGCTTGAGAAGCTTTTGCTTGGTCTTCTAATCCTCTTGCTCTATCAGAAGCAGACCTTTCTGCTATTGCTGGATTTGCTCTAGGTGGTGGAGGAATATATACTCTGCTTGGTCTACCTCCGAATATATTACCTATACACATTATATCTCCTTTTACATTCTGGTACGAATATCAAATATATTCCATTTCTTTCTTATATGCTTTTTTGGCTCTCTTGTAAAGACATCAAATTTTGTTTTAGCTTGTATAACCTTTGCTTCTTGTGTGTTGCCTGTAATTTTTTTACCTTCTCCTGCTCCCAATAGTAAATATTGTAGTGCATCATGTACGTGAGAGTAATCGTTTTTGTCTGGTTTATCTGTGTATCTTTCTCCTGATACCTGCAATCTTTTGTATTGATATCCACCAAGAAAACCTTTGATTAAATGTTTACAATTTTTATCAATCAACATACCAGACTTTCCTTCTGTCAATCTGGTAAGTGGAGAGTTAACTGCTTCTATACGTAGACTTACATCATTTGATGGAGCAGGATAAGCTTTTATACCAGCACCACGCATTATTTGAAACGGAGTAGATTCATCAGTCTGTGCTCTGTAATCTCCAGCTGGATCTCCTATTATTTTTGCTATTGGTATTTTATTATATTTACCTTGTATCATTTGTCGCAGTATTTCTGAAAACTTTACCATACCCATATCTCTTGCAACTATCTCATCAAGTATTAACCAACGACCTCTTATCTGTTGTGCAAATACACAAGCAGGTGTTAGACCAAAGTCTATACCTACATAGTATGGAACTTCTGCTACAGGTATTGGTTCTTTTGCTACATGAACATCCATAGAAAAATCTTTATAAACTGGTTTACCATCTTCGATAGAACCTAGTTTATTCATCACATACACATCAATCCAGCTTTTTGTTTTTCCTTTTACAATAGAATCGTAATAATCTCGTCTTAAATTTTTTAAATTTTCTGCTTGTTTGTTTATTTGATAGTTTTCTACTTCTTTGTTTGTGTTTTTTATTTCTAACATACCAGCAGGTTGTACAAAAAATTTCCAATTATCAGGTTTAACTAACATCATGATTTCTTCTTTAGACAAGTGATCTGGTGGAGGAACTTCCCCACTCATTACACTCCACCAGTGATCCTCGTCTGGTGCGTTAGTGTCTGCTATCACACCATACCAAGTTGGTCCACCATCTTTCATAGAAGGGTATCTGCCTACACGCATTGTACCTGCATCTATAATTGGCTTTGCTATTTCTCTTGCTTCATTAAAAAACAAAAAAGTAAGTTCTAATGACAATAATTTTTTTACATCTTCAGGTCTATCCAAAGCTAGAAAGATAACTTCTAAATCTAAATCACCTACCTTAATTCTGTGTGTGTATGGTGGAGACCAATTCATTTTACCAAACTCTTTTTCAGGAAACCAATCAAGCCATGTCTTCATAGTTGTGGTACGTAATTGTGGATTAGTATTTCTAATAATAGCTACTCTACTTCTTCGTATTCCATCTGGTGATTTTTTTTGT